AAAGAACTCATTCGGATACCAACCTGATTCATTAAAATCGCTGATGACAGCCAGGCCCATGCCCGGAGCGTCCACCCACAAATCACAATCCGCAATGCCCAGCCCCTTGAGGGTGGCAATGCACTTGCGGACACTCTGCACCGTGTCCCGCTGTCGTTCCGCGTATTCAATCCAGGCTTCGTTTCCGTCGCAGATGGCAAGGACTGTTTCATCCCCGCCCGCGGCAATGTCCAGGAAGGCCACGGGGCGCCCCCTGCGCGGCTCGTAGGGCTGCCGCTGACCCCATTCCAGTTTTCCAGGGTCAATGATGTACAAATCTCCTTCCAGCGTGAATTCCGCCAGCACGACGGAACGGAAATAGGAATCATCCTCATTACCCCCCACACGGGCCAGAATGCGGTCAATGCGCTCCTGGGAGATATGGGGGCAATCAAAGGCCGTTACCACCATCGGACAGAAGAGGTCTTTTTCCTCGTGGAAACAGCGATAAAATTGCCCTTCCGGCTTGCCTGGGGATGAAAGGTAGATGCAGAATTGAAGCGTACATCGTTCAATGGCGTCAAAGATTTCATCAGGAACCGTCTTTGCCTCGTCCACCACGAAAAACACGGGGGAAGAAGGATCATCCCCGGTAAACTCGTCAACGTCAAACAGACGGGCTTTCTTCTCGCTGCGGGGGTCTTCCTCCTCCTGTTCCTTCCGCTCATCCTTGAATTCGTCCGTCACACGCCCGTGCCAGCCTTCCGCCTTCCCGGCGTGGTTGGTGGAAAAGCCTTCGATGAATCCCCCTTCCGGCGTTTCCACGCGGCAATTCTTGAGCCATTTCCAGCCCGCAAGGGATGGGTTGTTCCGGTGCCGTTCCAGGGCAGGCCAGAGCTGGTTTTTTACCTGGCGCCATGAGCCGGACGTAATAGGCATACGCCCACGGGGGTAGCGCCAGAGAAACCATAGGGCAAGGATACCAATTACCTTGTCCGTCTTGCCGGAACCATTAGCAGCGCGCAGGGCAACCCGCTTTCCCCGGGCAGCCCTTTCAAGGGCCCGCATCTGCCATTTGTACAGCCCTGTTTCCCCCAGAATCAGGGCGGCAAAGATGACGGGAGAGTCTTCCGGCCTGACCGGAGCCCCTAGCTTTCTTCCTCTTCGGACCATATTTCTCTCAAGGCTGTCACTAACGGAACGATTGCTTCTGCTGGAAGTTTATGGGTCACCTCTACGTTTTTTTCTCCACCTTCCAGAGCCAACGCCGCACGGTCTCCGTACTTCTTCGGCATCAGCTTGGCAAGCATCCATTTGAGTGTGTCTATTTCCAACTTGACCGCCTGCAACATGGTTCCCCCTATTTCGGCACGTGGGGCCACTTCATGCCCTTTCTCCACAAGGTCAAGCAACTTGTCTTCTAGGGCGGCAAGCCGTTCCTCGCACGCGCGCGCGTATTGGTTTGCAAAATCCGCGTTCTCTCTGGCCCAATTCATCACCGTGGGATGGGGAATGCCTTCCTTTTCGGCAGCCTTCCTCAGACTATCCCCGCAACGTATATGACCGCAAATGCGTTCAGAGAGGGCAGCGCTATACCTGGAAACATTTCCCTTCTTCCCGGTCCTCTCTTTCTTCATTTCGCATACTCCTTGTTGATTTTTTCCCACCCTGCCGGAGGTATATCGTCCTGGCGGGGAACGTACGCCTTTCCGGAGAGTTTCACATATCCTTCAATCCAGCGCAGCCCTTCCGCGTCAATACAGCGTTCAAAGCTGGGGCAGTCCGCGTTATCGTAGAGGATACTATCAGGTTTACGCTCATAAGCGCTACATTCCATACTACCCGGGTTGAGCTTCTTCTTGGAGCACAAAAGGCATTTCATCAGGAGAGGGTGGGATGTTTTGCATCCTTTGAAATCAGACTCCCAAATTCTCTTGTGCGCTGGTGATGTTTCTTCTTTCATATCATTATTGTATCAATTCACAGTCAATGATCAATTTCCCGTTCTGATTATGGAATTGGAGAAATTTGAGGGTTCCTCCCTTCTGGATGATGATTTCATCTTCACTGCTAAAATAGGTTTGCGGGCTAAGGCCGTCCCAGTCCTTACCGGCCCCTGCCCCGAATCTGGAAAAGGGCTCTGCATAAATGGCACGGGTTTTCTTCTTCAGGAGAATTCTGAACAACACGGGACGGTTCATGAATCCTTTCCCCTCCGCTACGGCAGCAGACATGAAACCTTCGTCTTTGAGAGGGTTTCCCACTACGGAGAGATTGAGCATATCAACCAGCTCGTCTGTTATTTCTTCTCCTTTCCAGTTCAAAGCGTCTTTCAATTCCTTGTAAACCCCACAGCCACGGAAAACAACCATGTCTTGAGGCACTTTGCATCTGTCAATGACTTTGGCGATCTGTTTCGCCTTGGCGTTGGACTTCCCCTTCCTCAAATCGTTGTTGATGCGGGCATATCCATTTCCGGTGTAGGAAAACAAAGCGTTCTTTTCCAGTCTGGATGCCTTTGCCCACACTTCCCCGGTAACGCTTCGCAAAAGGTCATCAGCTTCCTTATCCGTCAACGGGGCAGGCATCTTCACCTTGGGGACATCTCCCAGGCTGACCGTGTGCGTGACGGCTGAGACTGGCGCAGGAATGGGAGCAGAGGGAACCTTGATGACTTTCTCCGCCGTTTCCCTGGCCTTTTTCGCCACTTCCTGTGAGGGAAAGACAACCTCATCAGATTTGTCCTGTTTGACTCCCCAGCGGTCTTCATAGACCTTTTTCAATTTGGCCTTCAGTTCCTCCGGCAACTTCGCCGTACTGGCCTTCTTGCCGTACCCGTACCGTTCAATCAGGTCAATCCCGAAGCGCTCCGCACCCCTTGGACGCTTCAACGGCTCCCCGGGTTTGAGTAGTCCCAGCCGTTCGCATTCTTCCCGGGAAACAGGCTCCTGATCCATGTAGGAGTTGAAGCCGAACGGCGGCCAGGGGACCTCAAAGCCCCCGAGGCTGGCGGCGTTCATTTCGTCTGCCCAAAAAGTAAAGTCGGTTTTAAGCCGGACAGCATCTTCGTTGACGACATGAACAAGCCGCTTTGTCTTGGCTCCCGGAAAGCGGATGAACCGGAAAGCAGGCCATGCTTTGAGATTGGCTGGTTTCATGGATGCCTCCCATTGAGCAGCCCCAATGCTTTGCCGGACGTTGGTCTTGAAAATGAGCTTCAGACGGGCCAGAGCACCGATGTTTTTAATATCGTTGTGATACTTCGGGCCTTCGGCGTCCGGTGGAACAAGTCCCTCGGTTTGGAGCCATTGAAGTGCCTGGTTGGAAAAGTCCGCGGCGCTTCCTACCTTGATAACCGTTTCCCCATTGGGTAAAGTCTCCTTTTCTCCTGTCAGATAATTCTTAATCAACCTGTGCAGCCGTTCCAGCAATCTGATATTCTCCACCTTGGAAGAGAAAAACTTGTTTTCCTTCATGGCAGCGTTCAGAGCAGCCCATTCCTTTGAATCCATGCCGGAGGGTGTGGGATGTTTTGCCAGGAATTTTTCCAGGGGTGTTACCATAGAGGCAATTCTGGATGTTCAAAGGGGGGAGGTTCAATCTTGCCAAATTGGGCTACGTGATGTTCCAGAATGCGGACGGCGGGAAGACGGTAGAGTCCGGCGGATTCCAGAGCATTGATAATGCTGTTGGCGCGTTCTTCGGCTTCCTGTCTGTCGTTAGTACCAAGTCCCAGCTCGACAAGTTTGCCTTTCTTTCTGGGATCCACCAGAAGCGTTAAGCGCAGTTTGTAGGATCCGGGCTTTCCTCGCCGCGTCGGCTTGTTTTTTCGCAGGGATGGTTTGGGGGGTCTCATTTGTTGGTGACGGGATAATTCTGTTCTTCCTCGTATTTTGTGAGTTCCGCGGTCCAGCGGAATTGAATACGCCCCAGCCGTCCGAAGCGGTTTTTGCCGATGATCCACTGCGCTTCCGTGGGGTCGTGCTTGTCGGGCTTGTACATGTAGGGGCGGTGGATCATGATGATCTGGTCGGCGTCCTGCTCAATGGAGCCGGAGTCGCGCAGGTCGGAAACGACCGGTTTGCCCTGGGCGTTCCCGGCTCTTTTTTCCACGTCGCGGTTGAGCTGGGCCAGCACCAGGACGGGAATATTGAGTTCCTTGGCCAGGGATTTGAGGCCGGCGGAGATTTCCGAGACTTCCCGTTCCCGGCTTCCCCGGGCCTGCTGGGTCGTGGAGCGCACCAGCTGCAGGTAGTCCACGCCGATGCATTTGACGCCGTGTTCCCGGACCATCCGGCGGCCCCGGGCTCTGATGCTGTCGATGGTGAGGGAGCTTTCGTCGTCGATGTGCAGCGGGGCGGCCGTGATTTTCCTGACGGCGGCCGTGAAATGCTGCTGCTGTCCGACCGTCATCGGCTTGCCGCGGCGGATGTCGTCTGAGTTGATGCCGGCCATGCCGTAGAGGATGCGTTCCAGGAGCTGGGATTTCGGCATTTCCAGGCTGAACATGCCCACGGGGGTTCCCTCAAGGCAGATGTTGGTGAGGATGTTGACCAGGGCGGCGGTTTTCCCGACTCCGGGCCGGGCGGCAAGCACGATCATGGCGCCGGGCTGCAGGCCGTCCAGGGTCAGGTCCAGGCGGCGGTATCCGGAGGAGATTCCTTTGATAGCTCCGGGGTTGTTCATGCGCCATTGCAGGTTTTCAATGATGGTTCCCACGGCTCCGCGGATGGTTTCGGTTTGGCGGACGCCACACCGGTCCCGCAGGGCGGACATGCCGCGCTCGGCTTCATCAAGGGCTTCTTCCGCGCTTTTGAGCTGATCGCCGGCGGCTTCCGCCATCCGGGAGGCAAACGCGAGCAGCGCATGTTTTTTGGCAGCTTCCGTGACCATTTCCAGGGCGGCGGCGGTTTTGTACCGGGCAAGGGCTCCGTAGGTGGCCGTCTCCACGACTCCGGCGTGCCCTCCCACGGCGTCAAGCTGGCCCTGGGCTTCAAGGCGCGCGATGACGGTGAGGGCGTCCACGGTTCCTCCCGTGCCGGCGAC